TATGTTATAGGCAACAACTGGGATAAGCCCTACGGTACAGCTACCTTTACCTATGATGTAGACGGTAACGTGGCTACAAAGTCTGTGGGTGGTGCGGTTCTGACTTTTGAGTACGATATAGACGGCAATGTAGAAACAATCACAGACGGGACTCGTATAAAATCATTTATATATGATATTGACGGGAATGTAGAAGCTATAAATTATTCATAAGAGTGTTATAATATATACTATGGAAAAGAAAACAAAAACAGAAGTAGAAATAGAGATAGACTCAAAAATGAAACCCATTATTCAGATTTTAGTCGAAAAACTTGCTCGCCTTGGAGTCGAAACCAAAGATAAGCAATTGATTATAAGTAAAGGTAAAATAATTATTAAATAATATGTCAAAATCAAACACATTCGAAAACGACTTATTGCAACTTTTGTTCAATAACGTAGATATAGCAGATATAGGAGACGCAGGAGGTATTCAAAACAGTGCGACAGCAGGTTCTTTATATGTAGCACTACATACAGCAGACCCAGGAGAAGCTGGTACAGCAGCAACTAACGAAGCTACATACACAGACTATGCCCGTGTTGCTGTTGCCCGTACAGCAGGTGGCTGGACTGTTTCAGGTAACTCTGTAACAAACACAGCACAGGTAACATTCCCACAATGCGGAGTTACAGGTAATACAATCACTTATGGTTCTATTACAACAGCTTCGTCTGGTGCATCAAAAATCCTATATTCTGGTGCATTGAGTGCGTCACTTGCTGTAGCGGAAAACATCACTCCGTTCTTTGCAGCAGGTACAGGTATAACAGTAACAGAAGACTAATATGGTATTCAACGTCATAATATACAATACAGATATGGAAAATCAGAGAGTAGAACTATTCTCTGATTTGAGAGTATTTACAGAAAGATATGATCAAATTAAATCCGAAGGTGTTGAAAATATATCAGTAACAATAGCAGAAATATGAAACCAATAATTGTATCGTTAGAAGATTTTAATGCTGGTAACTATCCAAAAGGAGTTCCTATAATGGTAGAAATGAATATGACGGCACAAGGTAGAGGAGGTATGAGCGTAGGTAAAAAACCAACCAAAATAACAGTCAAGCTTAAAAAATAATGATTCAGAACATAGAACAATTAGTCGAAGCAGAAGAGTCTGGCAAAATGCGGATTTACACTTGGCGTAAAACACCTTCACAGGTGACTACTACACGTTTCTGGTTCGATTTGTCTATGAGTCCAGGAAGACCAGTGCCAAAATATTGGTTTGACTCGACACCACTAATTGCTAAAACAGTAAACTATTCTACAGACGGAGGTTTAGAACACGGAGGTGGGGTATCGCCTAGTGAAAAGTATCTACGAATGACAAGTGTACACGCAACAGCAGCCACAGCACTTCCAATGACATTGTTGCTCTGTGACTATCTTCTGTACTATCCGTCTATAGACGACTCTGTCCTTACAGAACAAGTACTAGATAATACAGAAACACTACCACGATATACTGACGGGGAGGGAGTGCAAGTTATAGCGGTATCTGTTGCAGGTAGAACTGGAGGAGCAAGATTTTATTTCACCTACACAAACTCTGAAGGCGTATCTGGTAGAACTTCACAAACTGTATACCAAAACTCTTCGGCAGCACTTGGTACATTGCAAAGTAGTGGACAAAATAACAACTCGGCTAGTATGCCATTTATAGGTCTTCAAGCTGGTGATACAGGGGTACGAAGTATTCAATCAGTAACAATGCTTGACGCAGACGTAGGACTTATGACACTCGTTCTAGTTAAACCTCTAGGAACTACCAGTGTGCAAGAAATTACCGCTGTGGTAGAGAAAGATTACTTTTTGGAAGCTGGAGTTATACCTAGGATATACGATGACGCATTCCTTGGTTTTCTTTGTCAGCCAACGGGTCAATTAACAACAACCGCACTGATGGGCGACATCAAAGTAGTGTGGACTTAATAACAAATTTATATGGCAGGATTTACATCACAAAATCAAATAATACAAGCACTCACCAATGGTCAAACTTGGCGTGCAGACTGGTCGAAAAACATGAACCCAACAACAGCAGCCGTTGCTAACGAATGGCACACTCTTTTCCGTGGAAACGGAAACCCTGGACCAGACGCAATCTTTGACGCAGGAGCAAACCTTACTTTTCAAGCAGTAAAAGATACCACTACTTCAGCCTCAAGCATTCAACACGGTGGAGCAGTGCAGCCGACTTACAATAAATTCCTTCTTTCAGGAAGTGCTGTTTCAGCCGCAGCTACAACACAGCCAGCAACAGTAGCACTTATTGACGTGGTTGGTTTTTATCGTGTTACTTCAGTCACAACCACAACAGCTCAAGCTACCACTAACACACTAGGGCAAACAGATACATTTACAGCAGACGCAGGAACAGATGTTTGTACTTGGACTTCAACAGCTAATATTCCTTCAAACGTATTGACTGGTACACGTGTTCGTTTAACTACAACAGTAACGCTTCCTGCTGGACTTGCATTAGCAACTGACTACTACGTTATCAGATTGAGTGATACTACTTTCTCCCTTGCAACTTCATTTGCAAACGCAGTAGCAGGAACAGCAATAAACATTACAGACGCAGGAACTGGTACACACACAGTAAACTGGTTGCTTCCTCGTTACACAAACGGAGCAGGTCTAAACGCCATCTTCTTTAACCCAGCCTCTACCGCACTAGGAGCAGCAACACCAAACCTTTCTTTGGGTTATACAAACTCATCACAAGTAGCATCACGTGCTACACCTACAGTTTTGCCAGTAGGAAAAACAGCAGCCTCAAACTCAATCATTCTCTATACAGGAGCTACAGGTGCAGGTAAATACAACTACGCTGTTCCTCGACAATCTGGAGACTCTGGTATCGCTGAAATAAACACTATTCAAAACTCTACTTCTTACGTCTCTGGTACATACACCGTAGTGTTGTATAAAGAGCTTGCACGTTTCCCTATCACCACTCTCGGAGTAGCGGCAGAACGTGACTTCCTAAACCAATTACCTTCATTGCCTCGTATCTATGATGGTGCAGCATTGTACTTTGTTGTCGGGTCTGGAGTTGCAACACCAGCAAACTCAGCATTTTCTGGTCACCTAGATTTTATTTGGAACTAATATATGGCATTACTGGGAAATTACAACATCTTCTTGAAAAACCCAGCCACTTACATAGGTGGTGCTAACTTGTCGTCTAACCGTGCAGCGTTCAACACAATGGCACAGAATCGCCAACGCTACTATCCTGGAACCACAGACGGTCTACCAGCAACTACAGCACTACCAGAGGGGTATTTAGCACCGAACGCATGGATGTTGCCATACGACATAGGTTCAATGGTAACCTCTAACCTAAACGGTACAGGCTCATTTGCTGGTACTGGGGTAAATGGTTTGGGTGGAACACTTACATTGAGTGGTGTTGGAGTTTTCTCAGCTACAGGAGGACTTCTCTCTGGTGCAGAACTTACAATCACAGGTACAGGAGACATTGCTTTCATCGGTGGAGGTTTGCTCGAAGCTATCCTTACAATGGCAGGAGCTGGAGCATTTACTGGTGCATTTTCTGCAGAAGCTGGAATGACACTTACACTCTCTGGTGTAGGTTCTATGACACTATCTCCAAGCGGTACAGGTGAAATGGTTTTGGAAATATATGTCAACCAATCACAGGCTACTGTTGACCAAATTGTTGCAGCGGTATGGTCTGCTCTTGCAGCAGAATACAACGTCTCTGGAACTATGGGAGAAAAACTAAACGGAGCAGGCAACGCAGGTGACCCGTGGACTACCGACCTTGACCCATACAACACAGCAGGCACAGCAGGAAAGATTGTTAAGCAAATTAAATCTATGACAGCAAGTCAAATGTAATTTTATGGATAGAGGCATAATCGAAACCACAATAAATACCTGCAAGGCAATAATAGATTACGCTTATCTTAAATGTGCTTCTACAATTGGATTACTAACTTACTCTTTCTTTTTTGGGGATATTGAAGAAAAGATAATCACCGCAGTTATAGTTCTAACAGTCTTTGATATGATGACTGGTATCATGGCTTCTGTTAAATCAGGGCATGACATTAAATCAAAAAAACTTTTAAACACTGCAGTAAAACTCTTTATCTACATGTTGATTATCTCTGCTGGACACTTAACAGAAAGTGCTATAGGACTAGAGATAAAAGCAGACGAAATAATCACTTCAGTTATAGCTCTAACAGAAATAATATCAATACTAGAGAATGCTTCACGAATGGGTTACGCTATACCTAGAAAACTACTAAATCAATTAAAAGATTTTAAATCAGAAAAATAATATGAATACTCCAAAGTATATAATCGTTCACCATACAGGAGGAACAGATGCGAATCCATTAGCAGATACTTCAAGTCATACAGCAAAAGACGTAGATACTTGGCACAAGGCAAAGGGTTGGGATGGTATCGGTTATAACTGGTTTATAGAAAAGGA